TAAAATAACTAATTTTATTTCACGGTTTAAAGATAAAGTACGTAATACTTCCGATAGAACTTTGTTGTCGTTAGGTAGAAAGAAATTTTTACTTAAATCGATTGCTAGATTTAAAGCAAGACTTTTGGTCTTCTCTTTATCAAAACATTCGAGTAGAATCTCTCCACGGCTAAGACGATTAAGCAATTTTATTGATAGTATCCTTAAGTTTTATAGTCACCACGGTGCTTTAACTACTGTTAAGTGGTTAAAAGCATCTAATGTGGCTATACAAAGAGCTATAGCAGGTACTCCCTGTAAATCTTTACGAGAAATTGAACCTTCGTTACCACTTCCTAGACTTAGTAATGGTCTTCCGACCTTTATTGGGACTATGGATAGAAAAGCTATCCGGGCTTTACACCCGGGTACTATTCGAATGTGGTTAACTATTACTTCTATTTTTCGGATCTTTAAGGCACCTTTCGTTCCTAAATTAAATACTATTACGGATCCTTATACAGGATCTAATGATAGTCCTAAATTAATAGCGAAAGATGCTTCTAAATATTTATCATATTTAGGAATTAAAGATTTTGTTATTAAATCTGCAGAATATCCTATCCGATCATTATCGGCAGGACCTAATGCGAAAGTATCTTTTAGTGCAATACTAACAGATGCTATTGCTTTAGCTAAATATCCTGAGATTTATGAACATTTCAGATTATATGCTACTCAATCTAGATCTTTAAGATTATTTAAAATGTTAAATAATGTAATAGACCTTTGTTTCGACTTACTTTCTCGTTATGGGAAAGGTTGGGTAATTCATTCTAAATCTGTTCTATCATTTGATAGTATAGCTTTAGGTAAATTATCCTTTAAAGAAGAAGCAGCTGGTAAATTACGTATATTTGCTATTTGTGATATCTGGACGCAATCATTGCTAGCTCCGTTACATGATTCTTTATTTGCTTTATTAAAACAAATTCCGAATGATGGAACCTTTGATCAAGATATCTCTTTTGAGAGATGTCTTATAAAATCAATGGATGCTAAACAGGCTTATTCAGCCGATTTATCATCTGCTACCGATCGATTACCTCTAGATTTACAAATAGAAATTTTGAATAATCTTACAGATTCTAAACTGGGTACATATTGGGGAGGTTTATTAAGAGATCGACCTTTTATTATAAGAGG